GGCACCAGTGCTATCTCTTAATATAACTGATGCATCAGTAGCAAAAGCTCCTGAACCTTTTGCTTGAATATAAGTAACTCTGCATGGTCCTAAATTTGTAGATCCTCCAGATACAGTTTTTACCTGTCCAGTCGATGCTATCCTCGTACTACTCTGGTCACTTGTGAATGATCCTCCACCTGCCATAATTTACTCCTTTTTTTGGTGCTCCCGAAGGAGCACCTATTAATTATTAGATTTTACCAATCAATTCAGAAGCATTTCTGTTCTGAGTTGTACTAATATAGTCTAATGTTGTTACTCTCTGTCCAGATGCAGAAGCTGATACTGAAGCTGCAAACATTTGCATATCATCAGTATTGATATTTGCTGTAACAGTAGCTGCTAATACTCTGTTTACAAAAAACTCAACTTTTCCTGCTCTATCACATCTAAAACCTACAGTATCATATTGATCATCTACGATAGTGTGTGTAGTGTGTTGAACTTGATTTGTTCCTGAAGCGTTTTTAGTCACGAATCTGTAAAACTGTTCACCATTGTTAGATTCAATAGATATTCTGTTTGCAGATCTCCATCCTGAAGTTCCAGTAAAAGTTTCAACTAATCCAGTTCCATAGTCAGTAGCGTTAGCGTCATTATTCTTAATTCTCGCCTCGTACCAAATAATTGTTCCAGGGTTAGTTATTGCCCCAGTGCTATCACGAGTTTCTGCTACCGCTTGAAAAGTGTTTGCAGTTTTTACTAAAGCTAATCCATTATTATCTGTAGTATTAGCTGAAGTCAAAGTGACCGCTCCACCTACCTCGTTAGATATTCCAGCTGCTGCTCCACCATCTGCAATAGCTGTTGACCATTCTGATGAAGGTAGCGTGTTATAAATAAAATCATCTTTATAACATATGTAGTTAGGATTGTTATCTACTGGTAAATCTCTGAACCATTTTTTATTGTTATTCAAACCAGCAAACATTACTGCGTTTGTAAAGTGTGTTCCTGCCATAATTTTCTCCTTTGTATAGCGTTGATTATGTAGTCTCTATACCGTCTGCCTAGCCAGTCTACATAATAATTTTATCTAGGTTTTAATATTATACATAAAAAAAGGGGCGATGTGAACACCGCCCCTTAATATTCAATTGATATGCTATTTATTAGCTAGTTGGTAAATTTCCGTTACCAAATACACATCTTGGATCAGAAAATCCAAAAGAGTATCTTTCTCTTGCTTTAAATCTCATATTACCTGTATCGAAGTCACCTTCCATAGCAGTTTTGATCGGTGATCTAACAAACATTTTTAGTCCATTAGGTACATCAGTTAACAAGAAGTATGAGTCTGTATCAGTTAAGAAATTATTAATTCTATAACCTTCAGGCACCATACCCATGTTATTGATCGCATTAATGTCATTGTCTGCAGTTGCCGTTCTCATTGGAGATTTCATGATTCTTTCCGCTGTGAACTGAAGTTCTTTTGGAATAATCATTTTTCTTCCAGTAGAAGCTATTTTCAAGCCTCTTTCATCGACAAATCCTGAGATGTCAATTAATGACTGCTCTAATGAAGTTTCATTAAGATCTGCAGCAGTTGCAAGAACGTTTGAGAATGTACCACCAGTTGCAAGTGGGTGTGAAGAGTTAATTAAAGATACTCCGTCACCACCTGTTACAGCAGTAAATTGCGCTTGGTTCAATACGTTTGCAGCCTTAACTTGCTTCGTATTAGACATTGATCTTGCAAGAGCTCTTGTGTATCTCGCTGCAAGTCTGTCATATAGGTTATCTTCTATTGCTTCCTCAGTGATTGAGAATGCTAATGCGATTGTTTCGTGATTGTATCTTGCTGTGAAAGTTTCACCTGCTTGATCAAACACTACTCCAGCACCTTCTTGTTTTACTGGTGCAGAAGCAAAACCGCTTAACATTACTTCCTCTTCGAAAGCCCTGTCAGATGTTTCAGTCGTGAAAATCTCTGCGTGTTGATTTTCATAACGACTATACTCCAGGCCGAATAAAGCATTCAAACCTGGCTCTAGTTCTTTAACTAGTTGTGATCGTGATATCGCCATAGTTATTCTCCTTTATTACGCTATACCTGTACCACTTCTGTAGAAGTGATTGTTGATTCTTACAAGAATATTTGCATTTGCAGATCCTGTATCAGAATTGTCTGGGTCCTGACAAATATCAATCGCTTGAATTGCGAAAGTAGTTGCAGTTCCAGAAACACTAACATCAAGTTGCTGTTTAGATATTCCTGTTGATGTAACACCAGTAGTGTTTGTAACAGAGTAATTCTTGTACAAATCTGCTCTAGTGAAAGCCTCGTCTGCATCAATCAAAAATACTGCATCTGGATCGTCAATTACGAATGCAGTAATATCACTAGCAGCGATACCGCCAGGATAATGATTGCTAAAAGTTGGCTTTTGAGTAGTTGGATCTGTATAAAAACATCCGTTGAAAACACCCACAACAGCGTCAGATGTATTAGGACCGTGCCTTTGAATATTTCCAGTTCCTAATGGTTCAACCATTTCTCCTTGGAAAATCGCGTCTGCATATCCTGATGCAATCGTATATCTGTTTTGAGCTCCTACTAATGGTGTACCGTCTAGTTTTCTGTACGGTCTTAGACCGAACTTTTCACTTACGTTTGCCATAGTTGTTTTTTCTCCTTATATGTTATTAATCCAAGCTATCTCGGGTAGGTAATGCAAAAAAATTATTTTTTACGACTACCACCAAAGGTAACTCTTGACTGCCTATCAATATTGATTGGCATGTCAGGGTGTTGTTCCTTCATAAGATCTCTATCTATCGCGTCTGTTCTGTCTTGAGTTATTTTTCTAAAATACTCAGCACGACTTTTTAAAATCTCCTCCGGTATCCTTGCCAACACAAGGCCACCAATTCCGATGAGACCAGCATGTTTACCTTCGTAGATAACAGGGTAATCGTTTTCACCGATTTCACTTAAAATAGTTTCGGCTTTGACAAATTCCCAACCTTCTCTAAGTTTCTTAGAAACATTTCCTGGATCTTCGAAACCTGCAGTTGAAACCCTTATCCACCTGTGTGCATAACCTTGCGGTGCAGCTGGTGCATCCAAACTGGATGGTGGAGTCCAATCTTTCTTTCTAGTTTTTTTAGTTCTAGTTTCAGACTCGCGTGAAGTTTTAATTTTTTCCATGTTACACTCCTTCCTTCACGTATTTAGCGTATTCCTCTAGTGGCACCCCTAATTTCTTAGCGATAACTACCTGTGATTTGGTGAGTTTCACAGACTTGCGTCCTCCGGCTCTACGACTTACTGAGGCTACATTTTGGACGGGTTTTTCAGTAGTAACAGTTTTTTCTACAGTCGTGTCGGCAAATTTCTGAGGGAAATATTCCTTCATACGTTTGTTTATTTGATTATAATACTCGTCAGATTCTGCGTCAATTCCCTGCTGTATTATCTCGTCATGTATTCCCATTGCAGCAGATGTCATGACTCTGTCACTTCCAAACCATTCATTTTCAGTAGCCCAATCTTGAGCTCTCTTACTAATTTGAGGTTCAGGTTGTGCAGGTTCTTGAGGTTTTGACTCAGATTCCTTTTTTCTAGCCTCTTTTTCACCAAGAGTCATAGAAACTTTTTCTTTCTCAACAGCTAACTTAGTTAACTTATCTTGAGCTTCAGTTATTTGCTCAGGATCTTGAGAATCAAATGCAGCTTTCAATGCGGCTTTTGCTTTATCTCTTTCCGCATCAATTCTTGCATCATATTCCTTAAGATAATTAGTATCGACCTCTTCATATTTTTCTTGAGCTGTCTCATATTTATTCTTAAGTCCCTTCGCATATTCAACGGCAGCTTTTTCTCTTCTCTCTGCCTCTCTTATTTGAAAGGTTAATTTTTTAATTCTTTTTTGAACCTTGTCAGAATACTCTTGAAGACCTTCATCTTCTTTTTCTTCTTTTTGTTCAAACTTAGGTTTACTTTCAACAGGCTCCTCTTCAACTTTTTTTTCTTCTTCTTTAGTTTCCTGTAAAAGTTCTTTTGCAGTTTTACCGCTTTTAGTTACATCGACATAACCTAAATCTACGTCTTGTTTTTTTTCAAAAGCCTCATCTTTTACTTCAGGAGCTTCTACATCAATTGTTTGTTCATTTACTCCGTCTGTATCTATTTCGACTTCATTGTTTATATTTTCTTCAGCCATTTGTCCTCCTTAATAATGGTGCAAAATATCGTTTGGATCTGAAATTGTAGAAATGACTTCATCGTCATTTAAAACTCTTACTTCACCACCCTCAATTTTGAATCTTGAACCTGCGTATCTACTAAAGATTATCCAATCATTTAGTTTACACCAAGGTCCTTTTGGGAATTTTTCTTTATCATGATAACAAAGATCTCCCATTTTAAGCACAAGACCACATACTGTAGTCATTTGTATGGTTTCTTGCGTTGTGTCAGATAAATAAATACCACCTTTGGTTTTTTTGGGTCCTGCATAAGGCAAAACCAATATTCTATAACCAGTAGGTGTTGGTAATTTATCTAATGTTGATTTTTCGATCGCATTTGGATCAAGGACTGTTTCGACTTCTTCTTTTGCCTTGTAGGCATCAAGTAGCGCTTCAGTCCGTTTCGGTGTCTCCGTGGACTTGTTCATCTTCATACTCCGTTGTTTTCAGCAGGTCTTTAAGATCCTGTTGCAGGTCTTCAAGAGACCTGATTTGACCCCTAACATATTGTAGTTTATCCATAGTGTCAACACCATATATAGCGTGGTCTTTGAGTCGAAGTAAGATTTTTTTAATTCTGGCTTGTACTAATGAAATAGTATCTATGTCCATTATTCCTCTCTTTGTAAACAAACTTTATTTTTTCCTGATTGTAATACTTTAAAATCCCAATAAGAAACAGCTGCTCTAATAACCTCAAAATTGCATAAATTGAAATCATCAATTATTATTCTTGAACCTTTTCTAGATCTTTCAGCAAACCATAAAGTTTCCCTTAAAATATCTTTTGTTGTATGTGGACCATCTAAAAAAACTAAATCATATATTGTTTTACTTAAATTAAATATGTCCATATATTGTAGGTCCGTCATATTATAAAATTTAAAATTTGGATTACCACCAAAATCTTTTACCATTTGATCTCTCATATCATTAGAGTAAGTGGGTGCTTTGAAAGTCCACTCTCCGTTTTTTTTCCATTGTTGATTATTATCAAAATGTTGGTATTTAAGATCACCATATGGATCTATTGCATAATGAACATATTCAGCATTACCAATTCTAGGTTTTAAAGTCATCATAATAATTTGAGAGCCTAATCCCTCACGAACACCGACTTCACATGTTGTAACTGTTTTTGGTTGTTTAAAAAAAGGTAAAGTTTCACACCATTCTTTTAATAATTCATACTCAGAACTGTCGCCTCTGATAGTCATTGAGAATTTATATCTTTTTATGATTTTTTTGCAAACGTTTTAACATTTGTAGGTTTACCACCTACACCTTGAGGTTTAGCTCTTTTTCGCGCTACAGCTGATCTTCTTTGTCCTTCTGTCATACGTCTTGCTTTTGCAAGTGGGACACATTTTGGATATTTACGCTTTGCGTCAGCAGCTTGTTTTGATCTACCACATTTTGAAAAAGATCCGTCTGCTTTTTTACTTCCTATATCTACCCATTTTTGTTTAAACCATTCAGTTAGTCCACCCTGTTTCATTTTATTGACTGAACCTTTTGGCACACAATTGGGAACCATCTTGTTCCCTTTTTTCTTCATACCGGCTTGTACGTAGCCCTCCCAACAAGTACCACGTTTATACATTAGAAAACGCCTTGAAACTTAGTTCCTCTGATGGCAGCTCCGCCACCTTTATTTAACATTTTAATTTTTTGTAATCTTCCCATAGCAGATTGAGATCCTGCTGTCATGCCACCAGCCATTTTCTTTTTTGGTTTACCAATAGCAATCATGATCATCATTTTGCCTTTTTTTGCTTTCATCATTGCACCTTTTGCTGCTGGTTTTGGTCCTCTAAAATCTTTTCTCTTAACTCCTGATGGATCTTTTATTTTACCAGCGCAAATTTTAGAAGCGTAGGCGTTAGCATATGCTGACGGGTACACTTTAAATTTTCTTTTCGCTGCCGCTTTACCTCTTGGGCATAATTTTGTCATTTTTTTCCTCCGTTTCTAAAAATCTGTGTACCTTTTATACCATATATTGAAGCTACAACCAAGATCCACAAATTAGTAAACCATGAAGGGAGCTGTGAGAACATCTCGAAAAAAAGTTTAACCTTATCCATCGCAGACGGATCATCCGATATTACCGCCCAAGCCAGGACCACTACGGGCAAACTGAGAATTATTAAAACTGCCTCGTCTTTCCAATCTGATTGTCGGGCTTCTAACAATTTTCCCTGATAGGCTTCCTCACCCCGAGCTTGACGTTCTGCATGTAATAATTGTGCATCAGACATTGCCATTTTTGCCTTCTGCTTGTTTGCATAAATTTTACTTCCAGCACTAACCGCTAATTTGATTGCACTTAACCACATCGTATTTGTCCTTTCTTCTTTGACACATATATTTTATCATTTTTCCTACAATTCTGAAAGCCCTTCTACCGGACATCTTCCATCTCCAAGTTTGTTTCCATTTTTCATTACGAACTTTTACAGGCAGTATAGATCCACCGAATAAATTTACAAATCTTTCAATTATATCTTTATCACACATTTCAACAGAACATTGAAATGATTTTCTACCCTTACCTTTACCCCAAACTCCAAAGCTTCCCTCTCCATCAAATAATCCAGCTAGAAAAATTATTTTAAGCTTTTCTGGTAGATTTTCGTACAAGTTTTTTTGCATTTTTTGACCTAACTATATTAATACCCTGTGGATTAGGTCCTCTTT